CGACGAGTATCTGTCGGAACGTTCGGCGCTAGTGCAGCGTCTGGTATGGCTGCATGGAGCAGTAGCACCGCCGCAGGGATAGCGCAATCCACATCATTATTTGCTGTCGGTGGTAACGCGGGCGGCATGGCTAGCTCTGGCACTATGTCCTGGGATAGCATGAAAGGCTTCGACAAGGGCATGCTTCGTATGGCAGAAGGTGGTCTTGCCTATGGGCCTACTTATGCACAGATTGGCGAGGGTCGCTATGAAGAGGCGGTTATCCCGCTCTCTGACACCGTATTTAGTCGCCTGGGCGAAGGTATCAACCGAGCTGGTGGTAATGGCGTAGGTGGTGGCATTACTCTCAATGTGAATGCTATCGATGCGCAAAGCTTTGGTGACTTCCTAGAATCTCGTGGTGGTCGAGCAATGCGTCAATTCTTAGTCAATCAGGATCGTGAATTCATTAGTACAGCGGGGACGTGGTAGTATGGCAGATTTAGTTAAATTCCCAAGGATCATATCGCTTGCCTGGAAGTCTACGAAAGCCCAGAAGTGGGACACAAAAACCAAGACGGCTGGTAGCGGTAAGGTCCGCACGATGACAACGTGGAAATATCCGCAGCATACGATTACCACTGAATTCGCTGTCTTGACGCCTGATGAATATAAGGAGCTCATGGGGTTCTATGCTAAGACAAGGGGTGGCACCATTCCATTCCTTTGGCTAGATCCAGAGGATAACCAAGAGAAAGGCATACGCCTTGGCGTTGGGTCTGACGGTTCCTGGCAAGCAGTGCGGAAGTATGGCGACTTCTTGGAGCCTGTTTACCATGTGGAGAATGTAAAGCTCTACGCAGACGGCCATGAGGTTCAATGCGTGAGTGATAAGGGTGTAATTAAGCCGGCTAAGGGGGCAAATGTCGCTCCTACGGCCGTTATTACAGCCGACTATACTTACTATTGGCTCGTGCGATTTAGTGGCGATATGACGGCAGAATACGTGTTTACCGATTTATATAAATCCAAGTCATTCAAGTTAATCTCTACCAGATAGGAAGGAGCAGGTATGAAAGATGCAAGCGAGGCGCTTAGACAGCACCTAAATAATGATAAATATTTCTTGTCCTGCGACCTGTATGAGTTGCACCTACGGAGTGGCACATCCTATTACTGGGCCGATGCTGATGCGGACGTATCCTATAACGGACATGTCTATAAATCAGATGGACCGATTATTGTTAGGGATAAGATTGCGACCAACAGCACGGTGAGCGTCGATAAGATGAACGTTACGATCTCTACCAACGAGCAAGACCAGATTGGCGGTGTGCCAATTATGGCAGTGGCTCATAATGGTGGATTTGACGGAGCTCAAATGACGCTTAGACGAGCTTTCTTTGACGATGACTATAAGATTATAGGAGTAATTGGCTTATTCACTGGCTTGTGTGAGGTCTCCCAAGGGGGAGGCCTTACATTAAAGCTAAATGTTAAATCTATCGTCCAAAAGCTCAATATCGAATACCCTAATCGGCGTTATTATCCACAGTGCCCATTCAGTATCTACTCTAAGGAGTGTGGCGTTGATATCCACAACTTCCGTAAACAGGGTAAGGTAACTGGCATAGGCGCTGGACCTAATGCTGTACATATCGATATACCCTTCGAGAATGGCTACTATGCAGCTGGTGGTATTGATTGGCTGACAGGGCCGTTGGCTGGCCAATCTACGCAGATTATCAGTAGTAATGATGGCATGATTCTGTACATGAGTGCCTTGGAAGTCAAACCTAGGGTGGGCGACCAGTTCTATATTTACGCTGGGTGCAATAAGACCCCAGAGGAATGTAAAAAGAAATTCAATAACTGGTCACGCAATAGAGCAACGCCTTATGTTCCGTTGAAGGAGAGCATACGATGATGATTAATCAAGTGAAAGGTCAAAAGATTGCCGATGCTGCTAGAGAGTGGCTGGGCACGCCATACGTTAATAATTCCATGGTTAAAGGCCAAGGGGTTGACTGCTCCTATCTACTGGTGGGTGCATTTATTGACAGTGGTGTTATGGCTCCTGACCGCCTGGTGATTGAGGATTACTCCAATGAGTGGCACTTGCACCACTCCGAAGAGAAATATCTGAAATATATCCAGCAAATTGCCGATGAGGTGCCTGCTGACAAGCCATTACAGGTTGGGGATATTTTGCTCTATCAGTATGGGCGTTGTATTAGTCACGGTGCTATTTATATGGGAGATGGCGTTGTTATTCATGCTTTCGTAGACCTGGGTGTGATCCTATCTAAGTTGGACGATACGCTTTTCTATGATGCTAAAGGCCGTAGTCGCCTGCGTGCTGTATATCGATTGAGGGAGGATGATAAGTAATGGGGTTCTTATTTAACAAGGGCCATAATTCAACCAACCGGGCGGACATGATCGCTGATTTCCAAATCAATACCGCATCATATGGCGAGGTGGTGCCTGAAATTCTAGGGACTACTCGTGTAAGCGGCAATATCATTGATTATGAGGACTTCACGGCGCACGAGCATAAAAGCACAACTCGGACTGGTAAAGGTGGTAAGTCAAAGCATACTGAAATCACCTACACCTATACGGTAGCGGCGGCTATTGCCCTATGTGAAGGGCCTATTCAAGGTATTGGCCAAGTGTGGAGGGATAAGGAAATCTATACCTATCCTAATGAAAAGATTGAGCTGACTTTATTCAAAGGTGATAACGGTCAGGCTCCATGGCCTTATATGACCTCAAAGCACCCTGACAAGGCATTGCCGTATAGTGGACTAGCTTATATGGCTGGCGTTGTTGACCTGGGAGACCGTGGTAGCTTGCCACAGTATAACTTTGAAGTCAGAGGGAAGCTCTTGGAGACCGGTGACGGTATCGACGTAAACCCAGCGGATTACATAGAACATGTACTTCAAGCGGTGGGCGCTGATGTGGCGATTGACGGCATTGATAATTTCAGAGCCTATTGTAAGGCGGCCGATATTCTCATTAGTTCGCCACCGGACCAAAAGAGCACCAAAGCACAGCAAGTGATTAACGATATCGCGGAAATCACTAACTGCCTTGTATTCTGGTCCACGGACCGGCTTAAAATCGTGCCACTAGCCGATAAGCCTATTGGTGATTGGTCGCCAGCTAACCAGATTCAGTACGATTTGACCGCTGATGACTTTATCCCAGGGTCTGACGGACAGTTAATTCTGTATAAACGGAAGGATACGAGTGAAGCCTACAATGAGGCCACCGTTGAATTTATCAACCGTGCCAATGGATACGAGAAGGAGACGGTATCCTTTGAGGTGGTCGCTGATGTCCAAAAGAACGGCTTAAAGCCTGCTAGTAAAAAGATGGCCCACTACTTCTATACGAAGGCAAGAGCTCAATACTATGCGGAGCAATTGGCCATGAAGCGTCTTTATCAAAAGACACAGTACACATTCAGACTGGACTGGGCATTCTGCACGTTGGAAGTAGGGGACTTGGTTACATTAACCGATGAGACCTGCCAACTCAATAAGCAGATAGTAGTCATCACGGCGGTTAATGAAGCAGCTGATGGTCAACTGGAATTCACCGCAGAAGGTAAACCAGCAGGGACATATGCTCCGGCTCGGTATGATGTTCATGAAAATGAACGGCCCTTTATCGACTACAATCAACCAGCGCCAAGCGTTAATGATGTGGCTATATTCCAAACGGTAGGTGACGTTGGTGGCAATCAGGTATTCGTAGGGGTCAATGCTCCTAGTGGCTGGGGTGGCTGTTCTGTATGGCTGTCTGACAATGATGAAAGCTATCGCCAGATAGGGACTATCAGTCAGCAAGCTCGTATGGGGCGCCTACTAACGCCGTTAAGTAATTCTGGTAATGATCTCACGGTAAAGCTCAACACTGGCAGTCTAAAGGGTGGCACTCATGTTGATGCGGAACGAGCTAACACCTTGTCCTGGATAGATGGCGAGGCGTTATCGTATGAGACTGCACAATTGCAGACAGACGGCTCTTATCAACTGTCCCACCTAGTGCGTGGCCAATATGCTACGGTAGCATCTAATCATGCCAATGGTTCCCGCTTTATTCGTGTAGATGAGGCGTTATTCCGCTATCCATACCGTAAGGAGGATATCGGTAAGAAGATATACCTAAAGTTTACCTCTATGAACCTGTTTGGTTCTAACGAACAGGGGCTAGATGAAGTACAGGCCTATCCGTATACGATTGTTCCTTACTACATTCCAGAGGTATCAAATCTAACCCTTTATACCAAGTATTATGAGATTGGTAATGGGGTTCTTTCCTTTGACGTGGTGGCTCAATTCGACACACCCACCATTACCAGTTTGGATACAGTAGAGCTTTGGTATCGTGAACCTGGCCAAGAGTGGAAGTATGGCGGTGCTGGCGAAGGTCAGATATCCGTGAGTGGCTGTGAGCTTGGCAAGACCTACGAGGTCAAGGTTCAGGTAAAGGATACTCATGGTAATACATCGCAAGGTGTGACTAAGTCGATACTGGTAGAGATGAAGAACGAAGTGCCGAACGCACCGCAAGGATTCTCTGTATCATTTAGCGATATGGCCGAGTTCAACTGGCTAGAGGTTCGTAATGCGGACGTAGATTTCTACGAATTACGGACTGACATGAGCGCTGGCAATACTGCTGGATTGATTGCTAAGAGCAACAATACGACTTGCCGAGTAGCGCTTACAGAACGGAGCGCGAAGGTCTACCTGGTAGCACATAACCCAAGTAAGGGCTATGGTGCGCCTGCAGAATTGACCTATAACGTGCTTGTCCCTAAGAAGCCTACCAAGGTTACAGCGACAGCTAATATCGGCGGTGTAGGGGTCGTATTTGAAAGCATTCCACCTAATTGTAAAGGCGCCAATGTGTACGTTGATGATACGGCCTATTACACCACATCCAATGCGATGAATATACCGCTGGCACCTGGTGTCTATCGTGTGAAGGTGGCCTATGTCGATATGTTCGGCGAAGGGCCTCGGACAGATGAGCAACTGGTAACGGTAAAAGCTACGATTCCAGCTGATATGATCACGGAGGAAAGCTTAGCCAATGCCAACCTAGCCGGTAAGGTCAAGGAGGCAGTGGACAACGGTACAGCAGAGATTAAGCAGGAATATACCCAGTTAGTAACTGATTTGAACGCCGACCCTGCACACTCTAAATTCTCCGCCATTACCCAACTTAACAACGGCCTAGGCCTCACAGTTAAGAAGGATAATATCATCTCGGCTATTAACTTAAGCCCTGAAACGATTACGTTAGATGGTAAGTTTGTACATATCACTGGCGATACTAAGTTCGACAACAATGTCATCGCTCCTGGTATGATCCAGGCTGGAGCAATTACAGCAGACAAGATGAAGGTGGATAGTCTATCCTCTATCACTGCTACGATTGGTACCTTGCGAACTAAGACGACTGGGGCAAGGGTTGAGATTAGCGATAATCTCATTCAAGTGTTTGATGACAACAATACGTTACGAGTGAGGTTGGGTTTATGGCAAGACGATTGATTGATTTTATAAAAAGACTATTTAATTCACTATTCAATAGAAAGGGTGATAATATGCCAGCTGGTTTAGAAGTATTTGACAATAATGGTAATGTAGTCGCTGATGTTACAACAACATTAACTAAAATTGTATGGTTCAAAGTGCTGGACACTTTTGAGCCGTCCATCAGCGTTACTATACCTATTTATCCAAATCAAAAGTTATTTACAGCGCGTGAATTTAATCCGTCATCTAGCCAAGTCGTGGCTGGCGATTATATTGCAAAAGTCACAGATAATACTGTTACTTTTGTATTAACGAATAATAATGCTATTGGTAAAAAATGCCACATAAAATTAATGATTGGGGTGATTTAATATGCATACATTCGAAGTTCAAAATGATAACAACCATGTAATGCTGGATGACACGCAAACCTGTTTGCATCTGAAATATGTACTCAAATTCTCCAAGAACAACCTGTCAATGATCCCTCCTGCGCAAGTTGGTATGTTGCCGCCTCATTTTATAAAAGGTTATTACAACACCACTAACCCATCTACCGGAGAAGGAACTATTAAATGCATCCGATTGCAGGTGCCAATCACGAAACGTGATAACGATGAATTTTATTTATATTCCATTCACTTCCCGCATGAGACACCTTCCTTTGCTACTAGTGAAATTATGGGGCGTAAAGATAATGACGGAATGCAACATCCATTGTTTGCCTTGTCATTATATGTGCCGGATAGTGTCGATATCAAAGCAGCACTAGAAGATTTAGAGGTATATGTATACTCTAGTAAAACGAATAAAAAAAGTCACTTCGGATTAGAAATCTTTAATGAAAAATCAGATGTTATATTTAGCAGCGCATTGCATTATATGCGAGTGTGCGATGTTGTGAATAAATCGTATACTTCGGAAAACAAAAATCCTCAAGATTATTACAGCGAATATAGTTTTCCTAACGTAAAGAAAATTGGCTTAACTCGTATAATTAGTGCGTCTGGCGCTCAATGTATTGCTATTAATGGTAATACTGTTACGACCTATATTAATAAGTTATATACGCAAAGAAACTGGTTCAAGCCTGTGCCTGATGCCACGATGATGTATATTGTGTCTGAATTACATGGTCATCAAGATTTCCCTGTTTCTCTTGATGCTGGCGAAATCTAACGAGGTGCTTATGAATATCATCAGAAACGAACCAGAGACGCTCCATATCGGAGCGGACTTTAACCGTGGCTATCGAGTGGAGGAAGGCTTTGACCTTACTGGCTATACAGCCAGGATGAAGGTGCGAAGCATCCAGGGGAAGCTCTTGGCGGAGGCTATCTGTACGATTCAGGATCATACAGTATTCTGCGTGATTCCTGCAGATGCCACCAAGGCGATTGATGCCAACAAGTATACAAAGGGTAAGTATGACGTGTTCATAGAACATGGAGGCGTATATACAAAAGTAATTATGGGGAATATATCATTTATCCCCGATGTATCCAGGCATTAGGAGGTGTGTTGCATGGAAGAAAGAAAAGACTATGAGATTATTAATGTCGAGGCACGAATTCCTAAGATCATTGATGTGATTATACCTAATGCCATTGGTCACGGTGGTAGCGTTGATTTATCCAACTACTATGATAAGCAAGAAGTAGATTCTAAGGTTCATGCGGTAACGCCTGACCTTTCCGCCTATGTGACTAAAGCGGAAGTAGAGGCTAAGGTCGGCACTGTAACTGGACAAAAGGGCGACCCTGGTCCAAAGGGTGATAAGGGCGACCCATTCACCTACAATGATTTCACACATGACCAGTTGGAAGGCTTAAAAGGTCCTAAAGGCGACCAAGGTATCCAAGGCGTTGCAGGTGAACGAGGTCCTCAAGGTTTACAAGGTGTTGCAGGTCAAAAAGGTGATACAGGTGAAACTGGTCCACAGGGTCCTGTAGGTCCAGTTGGTCCAAAAGGCGATAAAGGGGAGCAAGGTCAACAAGGCATTCAAGGTCCAGTTGGTCCACAAGGTCCAAAGGGCGAACCCCTTAGATTTAGCGATTTAACACCTGACCAAATCGCCCAACTCAAAGGACCGAAAGGCGACCCAGGACCACAAGGACCTGCAGGGGTAGGCGGTTCAGGCGGTGGCAGTGTGGATTTGTCGCAGTATGCGAAAAAGACAGACCTAGGGAATTATTTATCTAGGACAGACGCCAATAACAACTACGCACAAAAGGGATGGTCCGCAAATACTTTTGCCTACAAAGGCGACTTAGGGGCTTTCATTAGAAAGACGGAAATCGGACAATACGCATTAACGCCTGGCGATGCGGCTAGCCGATATGTTAACAATATCCAAGCACAATCCTTTGCTAAGTATGCCGATTTAAATAACTATCGGACAGTCAAGGATGCAGACAATCTCTACCTTAAGAAAGTAGACATTCGTAATTACCTAGCCATGATTGGCGACCCTGTTTATCTCAAGAAAGCGGACGCCTCTACTACCTATATGACTAACGCCGATTACCAAGCTCAAGGGGACAAATTGAAACAATTTTTAGTCGGCAAAAAATTGACTATTAATAGCACAGATATGGCTGGCATACTGATTGAGCTTTTTGAAAGTATTGGGCGCGAACAAGGGTGGTTTGTTGACCAAAATAATAATGATCACGGCGGAAGTGTGCAACCACCTGCTCCGCCAAGCCTGTAGTAAGGGGTGATTAAATGTGGACATGGCAATTTGGGCTAAATGATATACTGACAACTGCCACAATCGTTAGTATTGTGTGCGGTGCAGGGTATCGGCTATTAGTCAGCCCTATGAACGATAGGATGAACTCTTTGGTGGAAACCCTTAAAGAGTTAAAGGAAGAAATTAAATTGAGCCGTGAGCAGAGGTCAAAGCAGTATTCTGCCCATGTACAATTAAAAGCACGAGTCGATGGGCTAGAAGACCGCTTTGACGAGATGAGGGATGACTTACATGAACATATCTCAAAAGCTCATTAACTCATTAAAAAATTCATACAATTCCGTGAGGGTGGCTAATATCCACCCCACTGGAATGTGGGCAACCAGGGCACTAGTACTAGTCATGCTAGTGCCTATTCTTTTAGTAGTGGTGGCTTATGTTATGGCTTTTATAGCAGGATATGTATCCGATGATAATGCCAAGCTAATCAGTGTAGGCATTAACTTAATCGACCATATATTTATTCCAAGCGTTCTGACCGCATTGGTTGGATTCTTGGCATTGTGGATAGATAAGGACGGCGATGGAATACCTGACAAATTAGAAGAGCCACCAAAGCTACCCATTAACCTAGAAAGGGGGATAACCAATGACAGAGATAACCCTACAGAATCTAAATGACTACTGTAGCCGTGCGGTAGGGGATATTAATAAGCTCTACTTACACTGGTCAGCAGGGCGATATAGTCAACAATTCGATGACTACCATATCAATATCGATGGCGATGGTCGGATATATATTGACGGCGAACTGACAGACCACAAGAACCATACATACATGCGTAACACTGGGGCGGTAGGTATCGCCTTAGACTGTGCCTATGGGGCAACAGGGTGCGATAACTTAGGAGACTATGCCCCTACCGATGCACAGATTGAAACACTTGCCCAAGTGGTAGCGGTGTTGTGCGTAGATCTAGGGCTACCATGTGATATTAACCATGTAATGACCCATGCCGAGGCAGCGGACAACATGGACGGCGAGTATCCATGCGACCCTTACGGACCTAATTCCACTTGCGAACGGTGGGATTTATTGGTGGTCTATGAGGGAGACAAACCATGGAGCGGTGGCGACATTATCCGCTCTAAAGCGAAATTTTACGCCGAGCAGTGGGGTTCTAGTATCTAGGGGGTATTTATGTATGAACAGATTAAAAACTTGGTACAAGCGAAACCATACCTCTGTATGGGCATTGGTATTGTGCTTATTGGCGTCATTGCTTTTATCCTGGTCAGTCCGAGCGGACGAGCCGACTCCGACTATAACCGTGCCATTGGTACAATGGAACGAGCTCAAGAGCAACAACGCAAAAGCATTGACCTTAATCAAGGCGTCCAAGATGCCGTTGACAGAAGTATCGACCTTAACCGCCAATCAACAGAAAGAATTGAGCGAATTGAAAACTATCAACGAGCAACAGTTGAGCGAATTAATGAAAGCCAAAAGCGACTTACAGACGCAGAAAGACTACTTGAACGAAACGAACAAATATTTAGAGACATTGAAAGCAGACCTCAAACGGAACAGAGCCACGGAGCGACGCCTTGAACGGCAGCGTAACACCTGGGCAGTAGTCGCAGGGAGTATCCTGGTGGCAGGATTACTAAAATAGAATAGATATAAAGTAGAGCCTATCGAGAAATCGGTAGGCTTTATTTTTTTTGTGCAAAATATGGCTATTTTGACACCAATCATTATTTGTTGTTCAAAAAACACAAATTTTAAACAAGATGACCAAATCTTTGAAGAATACCGCTAAAATACTTGCGTTCTAAGCAAAATAAAAAATCTCCGCTTATGATTTTATGCGGATAGAGCAAAAACGCCGTACAGGCGATATATCGGCGATTAAATAAGAAAACCCCTAATCTACTATAAAAAGTTAGTAAATTAGGGGTATTTTTTATTATTTTAGTTGACTTTATACCCTGTATAGGGTATAATAAAGATGTAGAAAGGAGGTGAAAAAAGTGGACATAATAAAAGAGCTAACAAGCTTAATAAATGAGGTAACGCTACTGACACTAGCAATCATCATTTTAAAACTTGTTAGCAAAGACTAAAAAGCGGGAGGGGGGAAGACCC